AGTACTAGAAACCATAAGAGAACAGCATAGATAAAATAGAGAATACGAATTGACATAGGGCGAACGAGTGAATCACTTGCAACTAAGGAGCCAGTGTAGAGTCCAATCACTAGATAGAGCATTGTAAAAAGTCCCGAAATCGTCTGATCCCATATTTTCTGCTTCACACGATCACCGCTGAACTGTGATTCCTCGAGTTTCTCCTTTTCGGCTTTTGCAGCGGCTGCCTGCGCCATGAGTTCATTTAAATTACTGCCACTAGATGCCTGACTTGCAGCAGCCTTTTGTTGAATCTCTTGAATGGCCGCAGGCTCATTAAGAATTGAACTGGCACTGTTCACAATGGTGCCAATCTGTGTCTGAAGTATAGACAAAGGAGACGTTAAATTCTTGGTATACCAGACCTGATTTTGGTCGAGCACCTTTTGGAACTGCGCAGCCTTATCTGCGGAGACAAGGTTTTGATTTTGAAGTTGCAGAAGTGTATAGTTCCAGAGTTTTAACGAATTATAGAATACAATTCGAATCTTATCGGCATTTATCTGTGCAGTCATCGAATCCATTGTTATTTGACTCTGTGCATCAATAGAATCTGAAAGGGCACTCGGATTCTGCTTCAACCATGTCATCCCTGTGTCTACGACCCCCTGCATAAGCGTGGCTCCATCAGGTGTAATAGTACCTGATGCAGAATCAGTTTGAATATTTGTCTGTAACTGTGTAAGCGTCTCTCTGTAGGTATCGCGAGTCTTTGCAGCATCTTTTTGGTCGGCCGCCTTTTGACGCCGAACATCGGGGTTATACGTAAGATTATCGAACAATTGACTTGCTCCTTGCCCCATCCTATTTATAGAGCATACTTCAGTCCACCCATACCTGACGCGAACTCTACAAAGTTGATGGATTCAACATAGATGGTCAAATCATAGACATAGGTTGTAGTTGGAGGTAGTGTATACGGATTGACCTCCACTTGGAAGACACGAATACGACTGGCATTCAGAGAGCCTGAAGGTTGATGATCTGGGCTGTGAAGACAGAAACTGTAAATGGGGAGTATTTCACCAGGATCACCACTTGTATATTTATAAGGAACGACCTTTGTAAAGTAATCAATCGGTTTCATCTCCTGAATTTCATTGCCGTCGCAGAGAACTCGTAGACTCTGTAGGATCTGTAGTTGTGCAAATTGAATCAGTACACCTGATGAGAAGGCTTGTGTAAGTAGGGGAACTGTTCCAGGTGGAGGTAGATACGGCGTTGAAGGGTAGTTCCACCAATTGGTCCAGTTAGTGAAGTCATTACGATATTGCATGGTATCTGAACGACGATTTATAAACAGAAGACGTTCAACAGGATTATGCGTTTCAAGATCTAGAATCTGACGTGTATAGAGGGCAGGAAAGGGATACCAACTGACTTGATGTAATAGATAGGAGAGTGGGGTTGATGCAAAGAGATTTCGCTCTTGTTCAGGCAAATACACATAGGTTGTCTCAATTGTAGGCTGTAGATTCCATGTATTAAGGGCGGGTACAACTGCACCAATATCCGTTAAGAAGGCATTGAGTTGTCCACTAAGGTCAACAATTGTTGTGTAATCCGGAAGATTTGAGCGCAGATTCACGATGGAAGCAGTGGTCTGAACTCCAGGAGCCACACGGAATCCTGAAGCATCAAGAACGGTATAGAGTTGATTGATTGGGTTGAGTGTCAACTGAACTTCACATTCATGGTACTGAAGTCCTACAAGCGGAAGCGCAGAGCCTGTCGCCTGTGTAAACCAGAACGGGAGTGGAACACGAATTGTCTGTCCAAAGAGTGATGGGCGATTCAATTGCGATCCGAGAGGACGACTTGTATCGCGAATTACACTCGGATAGCCTGTCTGATTTGTACCGCCTGCATAAATACCATTCCCTGGGTCAACAAGTTCCGCCACATTTCCCACTAGGCGTTCCCATTTGTAGAATTCATCTGTTTTGCTATCGGCAAGAGCCTTTGCAAGCAGATAGGTACCATCAAACTCCTGAATTTTCTGGCCACCAATGAACACGGCGGCATTTTGAATGAGAGCACATCCAATGTATTTTGACCACTGAAACTCATATTGAAAATTTCGCACTTGCGGAGAGATATATTTGCTATAGATATCAGGAAGTTGAAACGAGAAATAGAGGTCACTCACTAAATCGGCCACACGAGGAATCTTGAAACGTACTTTAATCGGCTGATCAAAAAAGAGTTGATCGGGACCATCCATTTGTGCAGAGACACTCTCCATTGAAAAGTGTGAATAGCGGCGAAAGACCTTATAAAAGTAGGTCATATCCGGATTTCCACTTAGAATTACATTTTGAGAGCCATAGGCTACAAGTGCTAATAGACCGCCTCCAGTCATTGCTTACCCTTCTATTTCGTGAGGCTTTAATATCGGGATTCTAAATCCCACTAGTAAAGTCTTTAAGATACACTATATTTAGCTTGTATACCAGGAATCAACCATGGCATTCTGTAGATAAGAGCCCGCGGACTGTGTGCTGGGCATGTCAATTGTTGAACTCGGTCCCTGGTTAGCATTGGCCTGGATTTCAGCAAAGGAGAGGGCATATCTGTAGTGGTAGAAACGGCTGAGTTGACCGGCCATTGTGCCTGTCACCTTATAGTCCTCCTCTACGCCCTGGAGATTGACTACCTTATTTCCAAGTGAAGTATTGCTGTTAAACTTGGATTGGCCAAAGATAATCAGATTCTGGTAGTTCTGGTAGGGGTAGGTCTTCTCCATAGGAATACGTCCCTTCAGATTACCATTGATATAGACCTCCAGAGTATTTGCACGGAATACAATGGCAACATAGAACCACTTCTGCACAGGTACATTTTGGATATCCACATAACTGTACCATGACTTGTAGGAGTTCATGAAGATGCGCAGTGTATTCTCATCTGAGCGAACGAATACGGCCGGGCCCAGAAGTGGGAATGGTGTCGAGTAGCCCTTGTAGAAGACATGCTTGAGTCCATCACTTGTGTCAAAGGTCGCCGGGTCAATGAACAGAAAGAAACTGTAGGTGAATTCAACGCCTGTAAATTCATTGTCTGACGGAAGCAGCATTTTACTGTTCGGATCACTGGGGTCTTGGCGAATAACAATTGACTGACTACTCATAATTGTATTCGGCACAATGACTGTCTTTGACATTGAGTACTTGTAGTAGGTCTTTACGAGTGACTCGAAACTGAAGAAAATCAAAAAAACAACTATTCCCGCAATGAGCGCAAGGAGAATCTGCGGGATGAGTCCATTTCCGAATATGAAACTGCCACTACTGGTATTCAGAGGAGCCTCCATCACAATCTACAAACTGTAGATATTCTATACAAAGGAATCGACTTATGAAGACGTTTCATTTGTAAATATAGATATGTCATTTACGTTGATTTTGCCGTTGCAGGTGCAGGGGGCGTAAGTTGACCAAAGAATGACTTGATTGCTGACCATAAATCACCCGATGAGCCGGAAGGACCCGCCATGTAGATACGATAGGTTTCATCCGGAGAAAGTGCGTAGTTGTAGAAGTTGACACCTGACAGGCTTCCATTCCAGTCTGTCTTCACATGAGCACCACCCGTTCCAATATCAGGGTTCAGAAGGAAGAAATAGAGCGGTGTTGATGTAGTGCCATTCACCTGGAACTGTCCCTTGAGCACACAGGAGCGTGAGAGGCGACCATCCATGTAGACGTCGCATAGATTGTTGTTTAGTACAATAGTTACATTCACCCAGCGACCGAACTCCACATTCTGCACATTGCACGGAGAGGCCGTATCACTGTCGGGGCTGGTTGTCATGAAACTATTGAAAACAAAACTCTGGCTACTACCGTCATTTACACGAACATGGAGTGTATTTGTCTTACCACCGAGTGCTACAGTCAGAGTGGAAGCATTATCAGTGGCAGTTCTGCCCAGGTTCAGAATGTGGCGCTTATTGGTAGTATCACTTCCAGCACCCGTAACATACATCCAGAAAGATACAGTCATCTCACCACCCGTAAAGATGTACTGTGATAGTTTTATATCATCCTGTGATGTGCCAGGATACTGAATGAGGGTCGTGGGCGAAGCAATCGGGTTACCAACAATCGAAGCCTTTGTCTGTGTCTGTGTGATATTGAATAGATAATCATAGAGATAATACATCAGGACACCTGCTACAACAAGTATCACAATACCACCAACAAGTCTACCTAGTGAACCCGCAGGGGATGCAGTGGCGGCAGCGTTCATTCTGTTTGAGCAAGGGTTTTAGTACTCGGACTTCCATACAACGAGAGGATTGCTTGGGCGCACGGAGGGGCCTGAAAAACAATTGCCGGAAGGACATAGATTGAGGTTTAATGAAGGAAAAAGTGAGTCATAAGGCTCTCCCAGTGTATTTGTATTTGCGGAATAATCGGAGGCAACTTCGGATGCAGTCATGGCAGACGTCTTTGAAAGCAGATAGGAGGCTCTACCTGTAAAGGTTCCATTGGATAAAGCAAGTTTTATTGCTGTAGGCTTCGGAACATTCGTTGTTTTAACAGAGGCTGCCAGTTGACCATTATAATACACATCATACTTGGATCCCTCATGAGAGAGTGTAAGCATGACCCACTTCTGTTGAGGGAACGGCGGCAGTGGAAAGGTTTCAATATATGACTTGCCAGTCTGGTTGGTTGTCTGTATACAGAGTTGTGTCTTAGGAAGTCCAGGGCGAGATGCATCAGGAGCCTGTAAGAGTTCAATCCAGAGAGACGTATCGAACTGAAGGAGTTTTGCAAATCCAGGGTGGGTACACGTGCTCGTTGAAGTATCACAGATATCGAATGAATCCGTAGTCGAGTTAAAATTTGCAGTGTTTGTAGTGGTATCGTAAATTGCCCCAGTACGCGGAAGTGACTGTATATAGTAAAAAATACGGAAACTTGAACTCTGATTCTTTAAGAAATTCGACACATACTTTGCATCATTTGTAACCCAATTTGTTGAGGCTTGATTGCCATCAAGAATCCATGGACCTGGATCAGAACTTTTCGTTATTTTAGGTGTAAAAAATATGCTAAATGCATAAATTGTAACTATGATAACAAGGGCCGCGATGAACCAGATGATCATCTCTCTATTGAAGAGCAGGAGTTCCTATCCCACGCATTTCACCGGAAGAGACTACACGCTCCACTGTTCCTAAGTTTCGTACGACTACATTGGCAGAATAGCGAGAGGGAACACTAAAAAGAGTGTCCTTGTCTCCACCCATCGGTATCTTTCCTCCAAAGGTTGTACTTGCAGCCCACTTACCATTCAAGTAGAGTTCCATGATTGAATCGCTGACAACGATGCCGATCCGATACGGTACATTCGGCGTTATATCTGTAGAGACATGGAGCCAATTAGGTGTACCACTTGTAGTTGCGGCAACCGCAAGATAGACAATGATTTTTGAAGCACCTGCATCATAGAATGCAATGAGAGAAGGGTCAAGCGGAACACCGAGCGTAGCATCATTTAGATACGGAAATGTGCGTATGGGCTGAACCATCGTTGCAGCGGCACCTGTTGGAGTTGATACTCTTGATGCGGTTACAGCACCTGCAATTGCCTGAACATCGGCCGCCGTGCAGGTTGAACCTTGAGGGAGGGCTCCAGTTGCAAGTGTGGTTGTTGCTGCGGTTGCAGAGGTGGCTGCCGCTGCCGCAGCACTCGCTGCAGTTCCAGAACCTGCAGTTGTCTTATAGGCAAGTACATACTTCATGTTTGTATCGGCAGTGGGAATGGTGGCAATCACTTTAGTATCAAAAAAGAGACTGAAATTCTTTGTCGGAAGTGTCTTTGTTGCGGCAGTATCTACAAATAAGTTCGCAGGATCCGAATCTGACCAAGAATAAGTCCAATCAGATTGAGGAACATGGATGAGAGCATTTGGCGTCGAGCCAAAGTCAAAGATGGGATAGATTGTGTAGTTAATAATAACAACGATGAGTGCCGCAATAAAAAGAACCATGAGCCCCCAGATAAGATACGGTGTGACAGATGCAATAAATCCTTCACCTGTGTTCGCCGTAAAGGAGACTGACGGAGGTGCGATATAACGACTTGTCATCGCAAGGGCGTTGCGAATCTTTTGAGCATAGTCTTCAGTACTCATTCCCCTTCTTCTTTATGATGTTTTCTTGTTTTTCCAGAAAACTTTGACTTGGCCTTGGCTAAATCACCCTTCTTGGGGTCGAACTTGATGCGCTTGTAGTATTTGCGCGTCTGCCCCTCATCGCATTGACGGAGTTTATCACGGAGATAACAGACAAAGGAGATTCGTGTAAAGTTTTTATTTGTACCAAAGGTTCCAGTCGTCGGGTCATCCTTGTAGATATCTGGAAGCGCCTTATTCTTCTTGGCCTGCTCAGGTGTCTCACTGAGTTCTGTATTACAGTGCCATTGATGTACATCCATGGCCAAGAAATCGCCCGTGCGAATGTTAAATCCAATACCGTACTGCGGAAAGAGTGTATATCCGCCAGAATAGTCTCCACGCTCAATCACGGAGAGATTGCCAAATCCATCCATAAAATCACCTGCATCGCAATGAAGGGCTGTACGGAAGTTGCGATTTAGAGTAACTGAACTGAAGCATGTATTCTCAATGCGGTACATGGGTTTCTTAGAGGCGGCGGCATACTGTTTCTTATGCGCTTCCGGCACAAGTTGTTTGAATTTATCATCAACGGCTTCGATGAAGGGAATACCGTGCCTGTACTGTTTGAAGAATCGCTGAGTATAACTCGTAAGACGACACGGAAGCCCCATGAAAGGAGTCTTTTCAAAGAAACCGAGCACACTACTCATCACATTATTGTTTACACGCATCTTACTGACCTTTCCATTCTGTATGTACTTCGCCGACCACTTTGTAATTTCTGTAGGATTGCGTTTCTTCCAATAGGCGGATTTTGTATCAATGGGTCCTGCTGCAGCACCGCGGTTCCGACTGGCGGCGGCCGTTTGATAGAATCCTTCCCAGCCGATGCGAATTTCATCCGGTGAAAATACATTTTTGCGGAATTTTGCAAGTAGACGCTTTTCGCCCGTTTCAGGGTCAGTGCGATAGACATCCACATCTTCAGATAAAATTGTCTTCACTTCCTTTTCAGTAAAATAGGTCCCCTCGCGTGCCTTGATTTCATCGTTGGTCATGACATCTTTTACGTGAAGTTCCTTCACAGTTTTTTTCACAGGGTGCGTTTTTCCGGAAGGGATTTTGAGTCCCTCATAGATCTCTTCTGGAAATGAGTCACTCATTTACTTAGTGTACAGATAAACTACACCTGCAAAGACTGCCACTGTTGCGACTCCTACACCGAGTCCCTGTGCAAAGGAGCGGTAGTCAATCTCTTCAAAGTCAATGTGGGTTACAGTTGGATTTTT